TAGTGCCGCCGTTCCGCGATTCTCTCTCCCCGAAACTGTATTTTGAACTGAAAAAAAATATAACGATTTTGTTATGAAAACTATAAAAAGTAGAAAATATAACGCGAATTACAAAAGATTGCGCAAACTTATATTGGCTACTTTGCCCAAGTGTTTTTATTGCAAAAAGGCTCAAGCTACGACAATAGACCATGATCCACCGATAGATTCCTTCCCGGCTCCTGAGCTGTGGGTTGGGAGTTTAAGACCATCATGCGCACATTGCAACTACTCAAGGGGGGCGATTTATGGCAACAAAAAAAGGAAAGCCATCAAAAACAGCCGTAAGTGGTAAGCCGGTAAATCATGGCGTACATACAGCCGCAATGATTGTTGCGCTAAAAGGTCGCAATGATATTGATGATGTAAAACAAGAGATGCTATTAGGTCTTTCACGCGCTTGGGATCACATAGAGAAAACCGGAGAAAATACACACACCATCCCATCAATCTCAAGAGAGCTTAGAGAGATCTGGGATTTTTGTGGCTTGCCGGAACAAGATGACATTTTTAAATAATTGTCCTCCCAGGTGGGCATCAGCTAGGGATGAACAATGTGAGACTGATGGCGATAAAATGAAGATAGTAGCCAACATTCTAGGTTTTGATTTATTCGCCTGGCAACAATATGTTTGTGATGTTGGTTTAGAAAAAGATGAAAATGGCAGTTACAAATATAGAACAGTGGCGGCTCAGGTATCTAGGCAATCAGGTAAAAGCAAACTAATTGAAACACGCATAGCTTATGAATTATTACAAAGTAAAAGACATGTGGCTTATACCGCACAAGATCGCAACATGGCTAAAAGTAAATGGGAAGAGCATCTCTTAAGTTTTCAATTATCTCCTAAATTTTCAAAACGCATTGCTAGGGTATCTAGAGTCAATGGCAGTGAAAAGATTTATATGCGTAATGGATCTACCTATGGAATTGTTACCCCTAATGACAAAGGCGCACGCGGTCTTAGTTTAAATTTAATGGTGATTGATGAAGCTTTGACACATCCTCTGTCTTTAATTGCAAACCTACAACCAACCTTGGCAACAAAACGCAATGGACAGCTTTGGATCATGTCAAACGCCGGCAGACCAGGAGTTTCAGAATTATTAGAACATTATCGCGAATTAGGGCATAGAGAGATAGCAGATCCAACAAATAAACTAGCTTGGTTTGAATGGTCACCTTTAACTGATGATTTTGACTATATGGATGAAAGAGTCTGGTATCAAGCTATTCCATCCCTACATGAAGAAAAAGGGGTTTTACTTGAAGCGGTAAGAGAAGCGGCTCAAACAAACAGCCCGGAGATATTTACAAAAGAATGGCTAAATGTATGGCCGGCGAAAGATGCAGTTCAAGTAATTAACACAGAGCTTTGGGATTCACTAGCTAGAACTGACATAATCCTGGGAGATCAAGTAGTTTTTGGGGTTGATATTTCAAGGGAAAGAGATAAAGCCTCTATAGCCGTATCTGGACAGGTTTTGCATTATACGCCGGTAGAACTTATTGAATGTAAAGAGGGAACATCTTGGGTATTACCCAAACTTGTAGAGTTATGTAAAAAGTATAAAACTAAAGTAGTTATAGACACCGGATCACCTGCCGCATCACTTATATTGGAATTACAAAAACAAGAGATAGGTGTTATGGCTATACATCTACGCGATTATGCAAGAGCATGTGGATCCTTTTATGATGCAGTTCAAGCCAAGACTGTCTGCCACATAGATGATCCTAATTTGAGAGCCGCAATTATGGGATCAACCAAAAGACCTTTGGGAGATTCATGGGCTTGGAACAGACAAAGTACAACAAACATAACACCCTTGGTAGCGGCAACACTGGCACGCTATGGAGTAGTCACTAAGACTGAAGAGAAGCCGGTGGCTAGGAGTAAGATGTACTAATGAAATACTTTCCATCCATATTACAATTGTTAGGTGCTGGGCTTTTAGTTGCAGGTGTCGCATCATTTAATTTACTTTTAGGGGTAATATTAACCGGCGCATTTTTAATTACTTTTGGCATAGCTTTAGAAATTAGAGGTAAATAATGCTTGGCAGACTCTTAAAGAGACAAATACAACCTGGCTTAGTTTATACATCTTCCGGCTATGTTGATTCACTAGGTCGGGTTGGTAGATTCTTTGAGGGTAATTGGGCAGGTGCCTATGTTGATGATAAAACCGCACTTGGTATTCCAGCAATTTACCGTGGTGTATCTTTAATTGCAGATGCAGTTGGAGCTTTAGATTTTTGTGCCTATCGCAATGATAGAGAAGTTTTTCCAAAACCTGTAATACTTGCAAGACCTAATCCAGCAGAGACAAGAATGGAAACAATATCTGCTATGGCCGCAAGTTTAATTTTACATGGTAATTATGTAGCCGTATTAGGTGAGCCAGGTGCTAATGGATTACCAGATAGCATTTATCCAGTTGCGGTAGATCGCGTACAAGTCAGCAGAGAAAAAGGCCGCATCATTTATAGGATTGATGACAAAAGTTATGATAAGTCTGAAATTTTACATATCAAAAACTTTACAATGCCAGGTGACTTAGTAGGCAGGGGAATATTGGCAATTGCAAAACAAGCTCTTGGCAAAGAGATTGCAATAAGTGAATACGCCGCAAAATATTTTGATGGTGGCGTAAATCCCACAGCCGTAATTAAATCTCAAAATCCAGATTTATCTTCAGAGGAAGCTGATGCATTAAAGACAGCCTGGATGTCTATGTATTCATCACGCAATCGCGCACCAGTAGTTATGAACGCATCAACAGATTTTGAGGTTTTAAGTAGCAATGCGGCTGAGTCTCAGTTGGTTGAGGCACAAACAGCCGGATTAACAGAGGCGGCTAACATCCTAGGGTTGCCGCCTTACTATTTAGGCGCACCTAACTCAAGCCGTACCTATTCCAATGTGGAACAAGAAAATTTACAATTGATCAAATGGTCAATACAACCAATCGCCGAAAGAATAGAGAGTGCATTTTCAGATCTTTTAGTTCGCGGTCAAATTGCAAAATTCAAATATGAGTCATTATTAAAAACAGATACAGCTAGTAGATATGATGCTTATGCAGTGGCTCTGTCAAACGGCTTTTTAACAGTTGATGAAGTTAGAGATAAAGAAAATCTTGATGCAATGGATTATGAAGATGAAGAATCAGATGTGGAAGTTGCTACAACACAAAATCAAGTAGAGGTGCCTGATTATGAAGAATGAAATAGAAAATAGAAAATATACAGTTGAATTTGAACTAAGACTATCCGGGGGTGATGGTCGGACTATTTATGGCTTGGCAGTGCCGTATGACAAAGAACAAAGAATAAGTAGCACATTAACCGAAGTCTTTAGAAAAGGTGTTTTTGCAGATGTTATACGCGCACCACATAGAGTTAAACTTTTGCGTGGTCATGGTGAGAATAATGTTTTGGGTAGAGCCACTTTGTTGAAGGAAACAGATGATGGCCTTTATGCAGAATTTAGAATTTCAAAAACAAGAGAAGGTGATGAAGCTCTAGAACTTGTAAAGGATGGCGCACTAGATCAATTATCAATCGGATTTATGCCGATCAAAAACCGCAAAAGATCAGATGGTGTTATGGAAAGAATTAAAGCTCATTTAGCGGAAGTCTCACTTGTAACCTTTGGAGCTTATGGGGATATGGCCGCCATTGCAGGTGTGCGTGAGGGCGAACCATTGCTAACCCCAAGAGCTGATGAAGCTAGGAAGATTTTAAATGCCATACAGCATAAAAAATGATCACCCAGATTGTGAAGGTTTTGCGGTAGTCAAAGATGCTAATAATGAGTTATTAGGATGTCATAAAACCAAGGCTCAAGCTGAAGCGCAATTAACTGCAATAAACATTGCAGAGTACGGCAACAGAGCTATAACATCCTTTGATCAAGATGACAAAGACATAAGAGTTGATGGTTTTACACCCACTCAAGCAATGCAAACTGAGGCGCAAAGAGGTTTAGATTGGCGTAGGGAGTTTGGCAGAGGCGGTACAGATATTGGCATAGCAAGGGCAAGGGATATTGTCAGTGGCAAAAATTTACCGCTTGATACAGTAAATCGTATGGTCTCTTTTTTTGCTAGACATGAAGTAGATAAACAGGCTGAGGGTTTTAGTCCCGGCGAAGAGGGTTATCCAAGCAATGGCAGAATAGCTTGGGCTTTATGGGGTGGAGATGCCGGTAAATCTTGGGCAGAAAAAATTGTTAATCAAAACCGGGATAGTAATGAAAATGATGACACACCCAGATATAAAACAGCATTGTTTATATTACAAAATCTTAAAAAAGAGATATAATAAAACTGTAGAACACCTGACCCTTTTGTAAGCGCGTCACACCTTCTCACCAAAAACTAATTTATAGGAGAAAAATGTCTAATGCTTTTTTAGCTTCTCTAAGAGAGAAGCGTGAGTCTAAGACTGCTCTTATTCAATCCACTTTAGATCGTGCCGCCGAAGAGGTACGCGATCTGACAGAGGTAGAGCTTGCCAATGTAGAGGCACTCAATCTTGAAATCAAAAAGTTGGATGAAAGAATTGAGCAGATGTCTGATATTGAAATTCGCAATCAAAAAGCCGCCGAATTGGCCGCTAAGGTTGATGTCAATGCAGATACCAAAAAGGAAGTTCGCGCCGGTGGATTTATTGTCACCAAAGAGGAACTTACTTATTCAGAGCGCACCGCCGACAAATTTTTAGGTGATGCACTAAAGGCACAGTTTGCTAATGATTATGAAGCCGCCGAGCGTATTCAACGCCACCAAAAAGAGATGGCAATTGAAAAACGCGCATCTGATTCAGGCAATTTTGCCGGCCTTGTAGTACCTCAATATCTAGTTGATTTGTATGCACCTCTAGCACGCGCCGGTAGGCCGTTTGCAGATGCCGCACGCAAACATCCACTACCAGCACAAGGTATGTCAGTAGTTATCAGCCGTATTACAACCGGCACATCAGTGGCATATCAAACATCTGAAAACACTGCCGCGGTTAGCACAGATCCAGATGACACTACATTGACAGTTAATGTCAATACAATCGCTGGACAAAACAGCATCTCAAAGCAAGCTCTATTGCGCGGATACAATATTGAAAACATTGTATTAGCAGACTTATTACGCGCTTATCACACTAAACTTGATGATGCGTTACTAAATGGATCAGGTTCAAATGGACAACCTCTAGGTCTAAAAGGTATGACCACAGGTATCCTTGTAACTTATACTGCTACAACAGGAACAGTTGCAGGTCTTTATCCAAAAATTGCAGATTCAATCCAACAGATTCAATCAACAATTTATGCTAATCCAAACGCAATCATTATGCACCCACGCCGCTTAGGATTCCTATTGGCCGGGGTTGATGGTTCAAATCGCCCACTGGTAGTACCACAGGCTTACAATCCGCAAAATGCAATCGGTGTAGGCAATGGAACACCTCAATACGGCAATAGCGGTTACTCAATACTTGGCTTGCCAATTATTACAGATGCCAACATTGCAACAAATGTCGGTGCTAGCACAAATCAAGACACAATCTTTGTGGTTGATCTTAATGAGTGTCACCTTTGGGAAGAGGCTGGATCTCCTACCTATGTGAAGTTTGAAGAGCCAAACGGCAAAGTTGCAATCAACATTGTTATGTTTGGAATGTCAGCATTTACAAGCTTGAGATACCCAGGCGCAATTGCTCAAATCAATGGAACCGGATTAGCAGCACCAAGCTTCTAATCTAAAAATTTCTAAGCCCCCTACCCTTCCAGGGGGCTTAGATCCTAACTATGGCCGGTTTTTTAAGAGATGGAGTTTGCTTAATGTCCCAGAGCAATACAGATTTTGGAGACCGGCCATGGCTATAACAAATGGTTATGCAACACTTACACAAATAAAAAATTATCTATCAATCTCAGATAATACTGACAATGATCTACTTGAAGATCTTATAGAGTCAGCCTCACGCTCTATTGATCGGATTGCTAATCGTAGATTTTATGCAGATACTAATGCCTCTGCCCGGCTATATAGAGCCTATTCAGATGTTTTTGTTTATACAGATGATATATCTACAACCACAGGTTTGGTTGTAAAAGTAGATGAAGATGGCAATGGAACTTATAGCAAGACATTAACTTTAAATACAGATTTTATTATGGATCCACTGACTGCCTCAGCTTTAGGCAGACCTTTTACTCAATTGACTATGGTGTCAAACACTGAGTCTTGGCCAATATTCCCTGGATTGATGCAAAATGGCTTAAGACCCGGAGTACAGGTAACAGCTAAATGGGGATGGCCTAGCGTGCCAGATGATATTACAGTCGCTACATTGACTTTGACAGCAGATTTATACAAACGCAAAGATGCCCCAGGCGGCGTGCTGGGTCTTGGTGATCTGGGAGTTATCAGAATGTCACCAGTAGGTAGAGATGTGGCACAAATTGTTAGAGCATATAAAAAGATCGCAATAGCATAATGGTGCCAAGTACAGTAAGAGCTAATCTTAAAACAGCGTTACAAAGCATCTCAGGTTTGCGTGTAATGGATTATGTCCCTGATTCTACAAATGTACCAACCAATAATGCCTTTGCAGTGGTAGGTCAATTATCAATGAATTATGACTTTACATTATCAAGAGGATTTGACCAAGCCACCTGCAACATAATTGTCATGGTAGGCAGAATGAGTGAAAAAGATGGGCAATCAAGATTGGATGGTTTATTACAATCATCCGGTTCAACCTCAATCAAAGCCGCTATTGAGGCTGATAAAACACTAAGCGGTGCAGTGCAAACTTTAAGAGTTGTGTCTGCATCACCAGGCACAATAAGTTCCGCTAATATTGACTACCTAAGTTATCAGTATTCAGTGGAATTGATAGGTTAGCGAAAGGAAAAATATGGCCATATTTATGGGTAATAAGGTAACTGTAGTTGCAGGAGCCACTACCATCAGCGATCATGTCAGCACTGTTAGTTTGAACCGCGAAGTTGAAGCGGTAACTATCACAGCCATGAATGATACTGTACAAAACATGATTGGTGGAGTTGAGGTATCGTCAGTTAGTTTGGAAATATTCAATGACTTTGCCGCATCATCTGTCAATAGTGTTTTTGAAGATGCTATTGGTACTAAACTTGCAATTAAATTGATACCAGTGACCGGAACAGTTAGCGCAACAAATCCAAGTTACAGCATGTCTTGTTTAATCACTCAATGGACACCGATCTCAGGATCTACTGATGGTGCAATGACAGCTAGCGTTACTCTTCCAGTTACAGCTATTACAAAATCTACTAGCGCGTAAAGAAAAGGTGGGACATGCACAAAATAGAGATAACAAAGCAAGATGGAAAAAAATTAACTTATGAACTTACGCCATCTGTAAAGGTAGCCTTTGAGGCTGAATTTAAAACCGGATGGCGTAAGCGATTAGGTGAGTTACAGCTTGAGTCAGATCTTTGGTGGTTCGCACATGCTCTTGAAAAAGCGGCTGGCAAAACTGATAAACCTTTTGGTGATGATTACATAAATCAGTATGTAGATGTAGATTTATTATATGAACCAAAAAATGGCTAGACCGACATGGACAGATATGGGAGCTTGCATCTGTGTCGGTGGCTACCGGGTTATCTCCCAAAGATCTCTTAGAGGTTGATCCGGCAATTTATCTTGCTATTAAAGCGATCTTGCAAGAGAGAGCGCAACAATCTAAGACAATGAGGCGTAAATAATGGCTGAAATAAGAATAGATGAACCTATCTATATCAAAAGTTTAGATGCCATATTAAAACGCATGAAAGAGATGGATCCTAAATTAGCAAAAAGATTTAAGAGAGAATTGAAGCAAGCCGTTCGACCAGTGCAACGCAAAGCTCAAAGTTTTGTACCTAACTCTCCATTTCCAGGATGGCGTGATACTAAACCCTTTTATCCAACAGCATGGGGCTGGTCAAATGATACTTACCATAGAGGTAGGACTTATGGTAAAACTAATGAATCAAGATGGCAATGGTCAAAAGATCAAACTGTAAGTGGCATTGTTGTAACAGAGGCACCAACCTCTGTTAAAAGACAAGGATTTAACATAACTACATCAGCATTATCTGTACAAAATAAATCAGTACCGGGCATCATTTATGAATTAGCCGGTTTTGGAACAGCACGAAGTAGAGGCAAAACTAGGAGAGTAAGTCGCAACAAAGATGCAAGTAATTTATTCATTGCTAAATTGGGCAAGCCTGAAAAACCTAGACTTATTTACAGAGCCGCTTATGAGATGGCTTCTCAGGTTCATGCTAATCTTTACGGCGTATTGAAAAAATATCTGGGCGAAAACTTTAAGGGCTAAAAATGGCACTCAGTTCAAATGTAGTAATTACCTTTTTAACTAAATTTGATAAAAAGGGGTTACAGCGTGCCACAAAAGAATTAAAAGGATTTGATGCTTTCCTTGCAAAAAGCAAGTTTATAGGCAAGGCCGCTTTAGTTACAGCCGGTATAGCCGGGGTTGTAGCTTTAGAAAAATTAGCCAGATCATCAATCCAAGCCGCACTTGAGCAAGAAAAATTAGACAAATCCATAGAGCAATCTCTCAGATCTATCAATAGACTTGGTGAATTAACCTCTGTAAAAACTTTTATATCTGATTTACAACGCACTACAAATATAACTGAAGATCAATTAACACCAGCTTTAAACTCTTTAATTATCCAAACTGGAGATTTAGAAAAAGCCCAAGGTCTATTCAAAGTTGCAGTAGATACCAGTGCCGGAGCCGGCTTGGATCTTGTTGCGGTAACTGATGCACTTGCCAAAGCAAGTAGAGGTAATTTTAAAGCTCTAGGTACCTTGGGTCTAGGTTTTGATGCGGCTACTGCTAAAGCCGCCGGTTTAGATGAAATTACAGAATATTTGACATTAAAATTTGGTGGGTCTGCAAAAAGAGCTACAGAGACTTTTGGTGGTCAATTAGATGCATTGAAAATTAGTGCTGGTGAGGCACAAGAAAATCTTGGCCAAGGATTTGTTGATGCTTTTGAAATCATATTAGGTGGTGCCAACGCGGCAGATTATTTTGGAGCAAAACTTGAATCTCTTGGATTAAATGGCGGGTACATTCTTGTAGCAATAGCAGATAAAGTCTCAAAAATTACAGATGCTTTTGATGGATTATCCAAAAAAATAAACAGTAATCCAATTTTGAAGTTTTTATTTACAGCCGAAAATATCCCAGTTGTAGGTGGTTGGTTGCAAGGATTTAAAGGATTAGCCGAAGAGGGCAAAAAAATATCCGAATCAACCGGTGAAACTTTAGAACAAACAGCAGAGCAAAAAGCCCTGGCAGAAAAATTGGCCGCACTACAAGCCAAGTTAGATAAGATGGCCAAAGATGCTTTGAATAAACAAAAGCAATTAACTAAAGAAAAATTGGCTCAACAAGCTTTAGATAAAAAGAAGGCTGAATTAGAGGCCATGTTTGACATGGATCGGATTAACCTACAGGCCGCATTGAGCCGTAAATTATCTGTTGAAGATGAAGCGCGGGTAAAAATATTACAAAGACTTAAAGATGGTACCAAAGAAGCCGTTGATGAAGCGCAACGCTATGCAGATGTTTTGAAAGTTATACAAGATGGCAAAATCACTACTGAGGAAATAGATCAGTTAGCAAAAATGTGGAACATGACTACAGAGGCAGTCAAGTTATATCTTATGAAATTATTTGAAGGCAATGATGAACTTAAGAAAATGCTTGGACTTTTGAAAGATGTCACCAAAGAAATTTTGGCGGCACAAACTATTTATCCAACTGGTAGGAGTATGGCAGAATTTAGAGCCTACAAAGCTGGTGAAATAGCTAATAATATTCCACAAATATCAGCTCAACAAACCATTTACCCAACCGGTACAAGCATGACTGAATACTCTGCCTATCGTGCCGGAGAGAGAGCTATGGCAGATGGTGGAATTGTCACGCAACCAACTAGAGCTTTGATTGGTGAGGCCGGGGCTGAGGCAGTTATTCCTTTAGATCGCATGGGTGGTATTGGTCAAAGGGTCACAATAAATGTAGCCGGATCTGTAATCTCTGAGGGTCAATTACAATCAGTCATACAGGATGTTTTATATAATTTAAATCGCACTGGGGCAGTCACACAACTAACAAACCTTGGTAGATAATGCCAGCCGCAACATTTAAAGCTGAGATTGATTTCAGCAATGGAGCTAGTTTTGATCCCAGCCTAGTATTGGATGATCCAGCTACACCTTTAGATAGTGCCATTCTAGGTACATCAGCCGCAGATGTTGTAGATATAACAAATTTTGTAACTCAATGTTTTATCCGAAGAGCTTTTAATAGATCTTCAGACTCTTTTATTGGTGGCAATGCAAAGGTAGTGTTTGTTGATCAAACCGGTACATTCAATCCAGCCAATACATCATCATCTCTATATGGCAAAATAAAACCAATGCGCAAAATCAGATTTACCGCATCTTATTTAGGAACTAATTACAATCTTGGCTCTCTTTATGTGCAAGAGTGGAATTATCAAAGTCCTACTGGATTTGATCCGGCTTATGTGACTTTAAATTGTGTAGATGGATTTCAACTGTTAAATTTAACTACATTAACCACAGTTTCAGGTGCAACTGCTGGACAAACTACAGCTCAAAGAGTGACAAGCTTGCTTGATCAAGGTGATTGGCCAGCATTCATGAGAGATATTTCAACCACCACTACGACTACAGTTCAGGCAGATAGTGGTGCATCAAGATCATTACTTTCAAGCTTGCAAGAAATTGAACAAACTGAGGCAGGGGCTTTGTATGTAGATCAGCGCGGTTTTGTTAAGTTCATGTCCAGAAATGACATTATCACAGCATCCGGAGGTACTTTGACAGAATTTTCAGATGTCAATGGCTCTGGGGATATTACCTACCAGGCAGTAGAGTTTGACATCTCTGATTATCAAATGATCAACAAAGTGACTGTAACGCCTACTGGGTTGAGTGGTCAGACCGCCTCCGATTCGGCAAGTATTGATGATTATTTTCAACATTCAAGGGTTAGATCAGGCATTATGCAGACTGAGGCAGATGCCTTAAATCAGGCTCAAATGATTATTGCCTCACGCAAAGAGCAAGGTGTTAATATCCAATTAAATTCTCTGACTGTTGATGCTTATGGCTCTGATGACCCAGCTAGGGTAACAGCCGCATTGCAATTAGATATTTTTGATCCAATCCAGGTTACACAAACACTACCGGCTGGCAATGTGATCAGTGATAGCGTAATTGCAGGTGTTCAATATGCAATAACACCTAAATCTTTTTTGGTCACATTCTCATGCGCCCAGCCCTTTGCAGTGGGTTTTTTGCTAGACTCAGCCGTTGATGGTTTATTAGATCAAGACAGTTTGAGCTACTAGGAGATACATGGCAAAACAAACTTTTACAACAGGCCAGGTCTTAACCGCCGCCCAGGTCAATGCCTTGCAAGCAAACGATTTTAACCAAACAGTTAGCACAAAGACAGCCAGTTATGTTTTAGTAGCCGCCGATAAAGGCACGCGTATTGTTATGAACAGTACAAGCGCAACCACAATTACTGTAAATACAGGATTGTTTGATGCCGGCGATACTCTTTATATTCATAATACAAATTCTGGAGTATGCACAATAACTGCCGGCACTGCTACTGTTGCCACATCAGGCTCTTTAGTTTTAGCACAAAATCAAGGTGGAGTTCTTTATTTTACCAGCGCAAGCGCATCTATATTTTTTCAATATGCAACACCGGCATCAGGGGACATTGAAGGTGTGACAGCCGGCACCGGGATTTCAGGTGGTGGCACATCCGGTACTGTAACAATTACAAACTCTATGGCAACAGAGATTACTGCCGCCGGCGATATTATTGTTGGTACAGGTTCGGGAACTTTTGATAATTTACCGATAGGCACAACTGGTCAGATATTAACTGCTGACACAACAGTTTCACCATATAAAGTTAAATGGGCTACTGCCGCTGGTGGTGGAAAAGTATTGCAGGTTGTATATGGTTCAACCAATACAAGCACAACAGTTACAGGAAATACTTTAACTGATAGCACATTATCAGCATCAATCACACCATCATCAACATCCAGCAAAGTTTTAGTATTTACTAATCAATTTATTGTGTTTAATCGGTCAGGCAGAGATCAAGGTTGCGTTGTCCGTTTGTTAAGAGGGGCAACAGCAGTATTTGAGCCATCACCAACTTCATCAACTGAATTAGGTTATATTGATGTTAGTGGTCAAGTGCCAGTAGTTAAAATGAATATGGGTATTCAATATTTAGACAGCCCATCTACAACTTCATCAACAACATACAAAACTCAATTTACTGGAACTTATGGAAGTCCAGGAACTGCAACTGCACAATCAAATAGCACATATTCAACAATTATACTTATGGAAATTGGTGCATAATGAAACACGAGGATAAAGTTAAAGCAATTTTACAGATTAGACCAGAATCTAATTTTCAATTAATAGGTGATGATTTGATTTGGCAAGATGAAAATCAAACAGAACCAACAAATAAAGAAATTGAAACAGGTTGGATTGCTTATCAAACAGCACAACAAGCCGAAGCGGAGGCAAAGGCAACAGCCAAAGCAGCAGCACAAGCAAAACTTGCAGCACTTGGTTTAACTGTTGAGGATTTACAAGCTCTAGGTTTGTAGCATAATCTTAGGGAAGTGTGGCAATAATCAGAGAGCTGACAAGTCCAAACGGCTGGCCGGCTAGTGAAGATCGCAAAGCCATAGACATTGCGTCTTTTGTTGTACCCGGTACAAAAATTAAATTTGTATGTTGTAGTGCGGTTGCGCCATTGCTTGTTAATTTTGCTAAAGAATTTCATGAGTCTGTTGAGCCAATTGATGAAGGTCAATTAGATGATTGGGGTTATGCCTTCCGCATGACCAGGGGATCAGATCGCGTTTTAAGTAATCATTCATCCGGTACCGCCATAGATTTAAATGCAATTAAACACCCTTTGGGTAAGTCAAATACATTTAATAAGGATCAGCGTAATATAATAAATCTACTGATAACTAAATATGGCTTGACTTGGGGTGGTAATTACAAAAAGCGTAAAGATGAAATGCATTTTGAAATTGCTATCAATCAAGAGCAAGTGAAAAACAAAATTAAAGAGTTAGGATTAAAATGAAGCTTACAAAAAAACAAAAAGAGATTGTTAAGTCTTATCTAAGAAGTCTTGCCGCCGCAACATTAACTACTATATTGGCTTTGGTTGCAGATATTAGACCTGAATTATCAGTTTTAGCAGGTGCCTTGGTTGCACCTTTGGCACGCTATTTTGATCCACAAGATAAATCTTTTGGTATCAATAGCTAATGAGTATGAATGATTGGGCGGCCTTGGCAGTATCTACAATAACTATTGTAGGTGCCTTGTTTGCGGCGGTCAGATTTTTGGTTAAACACTATTTGTCAGAGCTTAAACCTGATAATAATGGGCAACATAATCTTGAAGGTCGCATAGCTAAAATGGAGATTAAATTAGACACGCTTTATGACATACTGATAAATAAGAGATAAGCAATCTACCCTACTGCCATGAGAATTTGTGCGGTAGTGCCATCCAGAGGCAGACCTGAAAATGCCTATCGCTTAGCTCAAGCTTTTATTGATACAAAAGCTGACACAGACCTTTATTTTGTAATTGATAATGATGACCCTAAGTGGAATGAGTATGTTAAACATGAAGATGAAAAAAACTATAAGTGCCTACCTGCACAAAATAATACTGGTGGTTGCGCTAAGTCCCTTAATGATGGTGCGGTTATGCTTTTGGATATTCTTAAGTTTCCTATATATGATTATTTTATTTTCATGGGTGATGATCACTTGCCTAGAACCCAAGGCTGGGATAAAGCCCTTGTTCAAGCGATAGGTTATGATGTTGGTTTTGCTTATGGCAATGATCTATTGCAAGGGGCAAACCTACCAACAGCTTATGCCATGTCCAGTAGATTGGTAAATGAGCTAAGGGGTATGACATTCCCAGGATGCATACATTTGTATTTTGATAACTTTGTCAAGCAATTGGGACTTGATTTAAATTGTTTGCATTACTTACCTGATGTGATAATTGAGCATTTACATCCAATTGCCGGTAAAGCTGAGATGGATGCCGGATATGAAAGAGTCAATCAACCTAAATGGTATGAAGCAGACTTACTGACTTTACAAAAATATATTAGATCTAAAGAATATGCTGATCTAGTTAATAAATATAAATGAACATATTACTAACCGGATCACATGGATTTGTAGGTCGGGCTTTTAGGCGTGCTTTGCCGTATGCAAATTTTACTTTAGTAGATTTGAAAAATGGAGTTGATTGTCGGAATTTTTTTAAGCTTGAGACAAAGCAATATGATTTAGTCATACACCTTGCCGCAATTGTTGGGGGTAGGGTTCAGATAGAACAAGCCCCTTTATCTTTAGCTGTAGATCTTGCTATTGATGCTGAGTTTGCCAATTGGTGTATGGTCACTAGACAGCCTTATGTGGTTTATTTTAGTTCATCAGCCGCATACCCAATAGAGTTACAGACAATACAAAAAAAACATAAATTAAAAGAAAATGATATAAATTTCAATAAAATGGGCAGACCAGATATGACTTATGGTTGGTCTAAATTAACTGGTGAGATGTTAATGAATTACTTGAGAGAGACCGGCACAAAAGTCTTAACCTTAAGACCCTTTAGTGGCTATGGGACTGATCAAGATTTGACCTACCCATTCCCCTCAATTATTCAAAGAGCTATTATGAACTCAAATCCATTTGACATCTGGGGCAGAGCTAATACAACAAGAGATTTTATCCATATAGATGATGTAGTTGATGCAGTTTGTACAATGGTTAAAAATGACTGTAATCAAACAGTAAATTTATGCACTGGCCGGGCAATGACTTTTGTAGAGCTGGCCAAGATTGCTTTAGACACAATGGGAGTAGATAAATACCCTAAATTCAATATTGTCTCTAATAAACCGGCTGGTGTGGCATACAGGGTTGGTAATCCAACAATGATGTCTGATTACTACACACCAAAAATTACTCTTGAGGAAGGTGTCCATAGGGCTATTACCGGAGTCCTGTGATTTACAATTTACCTATGGCCACTAAACGCAAAAGCAAAAAGATTGCCGCAAAAAAGCGTACAACCAAAGATACACCTTTAACAAAATTGGATTTTTGGGCTATCGCGGCACAAGAGGTTTATTTAGCTTGTCGCAAAGCTGGAATGAGTGAAGGCAATGCTCTTGCTTTTGCTATGGATCGTAGCAGTTATCCGGACTGGATTGTTTCGCCGGATGACCCAATACGCAAGCCTTGGGAAGATGATGAGGAAGAAGATTAAGCGCGATAAGAGTTTTAATGCAAAGTACCTTATTGTGTCAGATCTTCAAGTCCCATTTCAATTTGATGCGGCAATTGTTAATTTAAAAAAGTTAGTTAATGCTTTTAAATTTGACTTGGTTTTAAATGTTGGAGATGAACTTGATCTAAATACAGTTTCGCGTTGGAGCCAAGGTAAGCCAGAATCTTTTGAACAAACTCTAAATGCCGACAGGGATCTCTGCAAAGATATTCTTTATGATTTAAAAACAGATGTGGTTTCAAGATCTAATCATGGTGATCGCCTATATAAAGCCGTAATGCAGGTACCTGGTCTTTTAGAATTACCAGAATTGCAATATGACAAATTCATGGATTTTGATGAACTTGGCATTTATTATGCAAAAAAACCTTTTGAGATACCCGGAACTGACTTTGTACTCTGTCATGGGGATGAAGGAACCATGTCCAAGATTGGCGGCGGTACCGCGCTAAACATAGCCAAACGCTGGGGTAGATCCTGTATTACTGGCCATAGTCATAGAATGGGCTATACATGCCACTCAGAGGCCTTTAATGGCCGATTACAGAGGGTTTTAGTAGGAGTTGAGGTAGGACATACATGTGACATGTCAAAGATGGCTTATTTAGGCATTAAAGGCTATGCAAACTGGCAAGCCGGGGCGGTCATCATGACAGTCAAGAGGGGTAATGTGAGTTTTGAGATGATCCGGTTCAATAATGATGGGAGTTTTACAGCTCAAGGCAAAGCCTTTGGGTAGTTGCAATTGTCAGTCGGGTATGGTTCAATTGCTTTTGTAAATCCATTTGAAGGGATGGGTAACAATGAAAATCACTAAGAATCAATTTGAAGCTTTAACTGATGCTCAGATGGAATGGGCTGGTGAAAGTGATTGGTCAAAACAATTAGATAGATTTGAAGATACCATTTGTTGGTCTCACAAGTTTATTTATTGGGTAGAAAATTATGCTTCAATCATTTTAGCTACTGAATTTTTAAAACAAAACAGATTTGATTTCAGTATCTCTTATGATAATGCAATTGGTCAATATTGTTTTACAACCGACTATGCAGGTTCATGGGTGAGAGTATGAACGCTATAGCGTATGCAGAAAAAGGTTGGGTGGTAATGCCACTTAGAAAACAATCAAAAGAGCCATGCAAGTTTTTAAGACATGGTTATCTTGATGCAAGTGCAGATTTAAACACAATAAAAAAATGGTTCCAAGATCCAGAGTTAAATATTGGTTTGGCTATAAAACAATCTGCCTTAGTTGTATTAGATTTTGATAAACGCAATGCTACTAATAAACAGGAGTGGCAAAATTATTTTCAGTGGTGCATCAAACTTAATACTCATACTGTAAAAACAGATGATGGGTACCACTTTTATTTTAAAGCTAATCCTGAATTACAGTTTAAAGGCAAGTTGGCTACTGGCATTGATATTAAACATAAAGGTTATGTTGTACTACCACCATCTATACATCCAAACGGCACACAATATTCTGTGATGAATGATGTTGAGCCAATAGATCTACCAGATGGTCTAATGAAGGCAATGACTTGGTAATAGTTAAATGGGACAAGATAAGTGGTGCGTATGTTGATGACAAACGCAAACACTTTGTTAAGGCTTCTCTGATTAGGGAGTATGCACATAAAGCTATGGGTGCCACTCAGGTCAGGGGCAGACTCTCAGCCAAAATGGTTGAGGGTTATTGGTTAGACAAGTTCAAGGAAGCGGTGAAATATGAACTATGAAATATGGGGTTGGTTGGTAACAATCAGCTTATTCACTTTGGTGGCTTTGCTTATAGGAGTCACATGGATAGTGGCCGTAGAAAATGGCTATGACAAAGGCTATAAAGCCGGATACAAACGCGGTGTTATGGATACAAAGCAATCAAATGTGCGGATACACCCATCATTGCGTGAAAATCAGCTTAAGCAAGATAATGATTATTTAATGGATCGCGTAGTAAGTCTTTGGGATAGGGAAAATAAATGAAGCCAGACCTATCTCAATATGAAGATGCCGCTACCTTAAATAAGTGGTTCATAAATAATTATCCAATGGGTCGCTTAGATTTAAGTATCTATCAATTGGATCTTGATAAGGGCATTGTTGTATTTAAAGGCAGTGTATGGCGTGATCTGAATGATGCTTTCCCGGCTGTTACAAACTATGCCAAAGGTGAGCGTGATGAATTTCCAACCCATATGCGTAAGTGGTATCTGGAAGATACTGCAACAAGCTGTATTGCTAGATGTCTGGTACTGATCAAAGGATCAAACAAGACTGCACCTAAAGAGTCCATGATTGCGGCAACACAATGGTCTGTTGAACCAAAAACAGAGTTAGAGATTGATTTGTTGCAACCAAACCCACAATCGGTAATTACTACACAAGAGGTTACTAATCTGACAAATGCTCTTTGTGAGAATGGCGTACGCATGATCTACAAGACTGGCATATCAAAGACTACAAATAAACCTTTTGCTGGTTATGTATGTGCCTGTGGTGGTCAATGCAAGCCGATATGGGGCAGTCAAAAATCTGATGGCACTTGGGTATTTAAGGAGCCTGTTCATGGGTGATATGGAGATGATTGACCAATATGGCGTAAAGGCAACCTTTACAGATAAAGGTGTCTTTGTTGATCTTGTGCCGGATGCTGAATGTTGCGTAGCTTGTAATGATGCAAGACTTTTGCGTGAAGGCACATTCAAGGTTTGTGTCATGTGTGGATGCAGACAGTGAGCTTTGATTACATGGACTCATTTCATAAGGGTCATGCATATAACTGTTTTGTAGCTGATATTTTAAGACAGTTTGGTGTGCCTGATGTTGAGGTACCTGAGATGTGGGATGCTCAAAATGCAGAGCAAAGAATGGATAAAACCATCAATGAAAAAGATGTTTTAGTTGGTGGTTTAGTCCTAGAGATTAAAAGCCGTAATTTAAAATTTGAGGATATTGAGAGTTTTCCTTATGAGAAGATCTTAATTGATACAGTAGATGGCTATGACAAAAAAGCTGTTAAACCCTTTGCCTATGTCATGGTCAGCCAGGTAACAGGTAAAATGTTTGCTATTGCCGGTGCAACAAAAGAACACTGGTCAATTGGCGATATACATGACCCACACCGCAATATAGATTATGAAGCTTATTTTGCAACCAAAAGGCATTGCAGACCTTTTATAGATTTAGTAGATATACTACTTGAACTTGCTGCCGATAGAGCCAGAGAGGTGTAAGTGCGGATCCTGGGTCTATCCAGGCCAATCCTGCACTGTTTGTTATATCCTGAATAAGACACAAAAAAGGCTATCTTGAAAGGTAGGTCTTTACATGTTATGGTTCAACCGCTTTGTGGGGGGCTTACACTGGAACTCAGTCAGACCAAGTGATGCCATCTCTTACCTACTCAATGTTTTTAATTGGGGGGGTAGGGGGGGCTTTCCTAAGAATCTAGTCACCCAAGTGACAATGATTTTAATAATAAATCTTTTAATAACAAATAATGCTTTTGCAGTTCAAAACAAGAATATTTACAAACAAGAGTATTTTAGGCAGTTGCATTACAATGTTGATCAGATTGATTGTTTAGTATCCCTAATTGATGAAGAAAATAGGAGTTGGGATATTCGGGCAAAGAATGGCTCACATTATGGATTACCTCAAGGTAGATCTAAATTCTTAGCTACAGCTACCTATAGGCAACAGATAACCTGGCATATAAAATATATAAAAAATCGCTATGGGACTGATAGATCCGGTGCGGCAAACGCCTGTGGTGCATGGAGTCACTGGCTTATGAAGGGCTGGCATTGAGATCAGACTGTCAGCATGTATATAAAATTTTAAATACACCTTTGTGTCATTACTGTGGATTGGCGACTCATGAAGTAGATTGCGTGCAACAAAACAAGCTGATGGAACAATGGAAGATTGATCACCCGGAAGCTAAATATGGAGGGTGGATGTCAATTTGAAAGATACAGAAAAAATCACAATAGGTATCTGCTCACCTGGATATGTTGTAACAGATTTTATGACAAGCATCTTGGATGTGGCTAGATCACAAAAGCAATTGGGTCAATTCATTTCATTACAAGGATCAGGGGTAATCAGTCGCTTACGCAATCAAGTGGTTGCAACATTCCTGGCTAAGACCAAAGATGACTGGCTATTACAGATAGATACTGACCAAAGATTTACAGTTAAGGATTTTACAAAGCTGAGAGATGCGGCAGATGCCAAGACCAGACCAATTGTGTCAGCAGTGGTTCATGGTGGATGGGAAGTCGGTGAGGCATACCCAGAGCCGGTGCCATGTATTTATAGGACAGGTGAGTCGGGTGGATTGTTTGCAGTACATGACTATCCTAAAGACTCTATAATAGAGATTGATGCATGTGGCACTGGGGCAATCCTGGTACATAGATCCGTCTGGGAACGCTTTGAAAGAGAAGCTGACCCAACCCACCAAGGCAAGATGTGGGGCTACTACCAGGATATGCCACTGCACAATGAATGGGTTGGTGAGGATCTGTTATGGAGCATGAGAGCTAAAAGCTTTGGATATAAGATCTATGCACATACCGGCGTACAAATGGAACATCAGCGTAAGATGTGGGTAAGTCAGAGGCAACACTCAGACTTTGCAAGGTTTAGGCAAACAAGACTACAAAGTAAAGAGGCAAGTGATGGCAATAGTAAATAGTCAGGCAACAGTAACTACAACAAGTCAATCAATAGTCAGTGTTGATAATGTCAGCAGAGATGTCTTGCTTCATTCTAAACATACAATATGCATTGGCAATAGCGGTGTAACAAGTAGCAATGGCTTCCTCTTGGATAATGGCGACAAGGTGCGCTTGACATTGATGGAGGGTGAAGATTTATGGGCAGTAGCTACAACCGGATCAGGCACTCTACACATACTGGTCAGTAAGATAGATTAAAACTATATGCGTTTTTTTTTATTTTGCACGCGTGCGGAATAC